TTAGTTTATCTAGTTCATGACGTTTTTTCTGTAAATCAATAAGTTGTGTTGTCATATCTGCAGATGTTTTAAACATACCTGCTAATACTTCAAATGCTCTTGGATGTTCGGCTTCAGCAGCAACTTGCATCATGTGATCCATTGCTTCATCAGATTTATCTAAAAGTTTCTTCAGATTTTGCCGTGCAATATTATAGTCTTCTTCTGCATCATTAGTTAAATTAACATTATCTATTTCCATGGGTACTAATTTACCACTAGATACCTTTGTATTTGACTCCAGCGCTTTTGTTATTTTGTCTAATTTATTACTCATGATGCATCTATCCCTGCAAGAACCCCTGATCTTATAGGAGAATCTAGATTAGTTATTGTTTCACCTACTGTAAATAATCCTTCTAAATTCTTAACTAAAACTTCTTTTGGTGAATCACTTGTTACTAGTACAGTGGCTCCGACACCAGAAGTAAGACCTATAACTAACTGACCGTTTGAGAAACTAGGTGCAGATTCAAATACTAATTTGTATGTAGTATCTGGATCTATGAATGATATAAATGTTGACGGACTATCATTAGGAGAATCAGCACTTACTGTCACTTGACTTAAGAAAGAATCTTTAGGTGATTGATCTTCGCTACTTAATATTGTAAAGTCTGCAAGCTGTGTTTGTACTCGTTTAATTACTGCAGATCTACCAACACCTGGTGCAAATCTTGCTTTAATTGTAAAGTCTAATGTATAAATTACAGCTCTTCGTGTTTGTAAATCTCCTTCATAATCATCTTCAAGACCAATACCATTTAATATAAAAGGAACGTCTGTTTTAGAGTTTGGGCCATCAATATCTTTTATTGTAACTGTATATTCAGGATTAAATGTAGGCAATATTTGTTCTAAAATTTGTAATGCATCATCTTGGTTTTTAGAATATATACTCAAAGACATTCCAATATTATATGGAACACTTTGAAATAATGTAGATCTTGTACCAGATGTAAAAGATTCAGCTATGTTTCCAACATGAATCTTATTTAATTTGTTTAACTTTATGCTAGAATCATAATCTATTGATGTCATCTCAAAAGACATTCTAGGTAATTTTATAGCAAGACCTGTTGTTCCTTCTCTTAATCCTGCTTCACCACCACGTATACGAGCTAAGAATTTTTCTTTAGGACCATAAGATATAGGTACATGTATTTGATTAGTTTGTTTGTTTGTACTATCGTGTCGTGCTATTTTTACATTATTAAATAATGTACCAAATACAGATACCACTCTTTTTATTGTTGCATTATAGAAATAATTACCTAACATACTATATTTCTCCGAATGGATTTATTTCACTAAA